AATGAAGTTGTCGATCAGACGCCGGCCTTCCGCGTCAAAGATCTTGCGCCTTTTGTTGCGCCGGTGGAACTCGTGGCCGATCTCGAAGATGACAGCCAAAACGAGAAGTCCGACGAAGCCGACGACGATTCCGACTAGAATTTGAAGAATCCCCATCATGATCAGCCGACCTTGACCCACTCGCCGCAACCGCGCGACTCGAATGCCGTGTCGGTCTTCTTGATGGTGACCGTCTGCGGACCATTGCCGAGATGATTGGTGATGATCGAACCCAGCGATCCATCCAGATCGCGGAGACGCGCCCAGTAGCAGAAGTCGTCACCGTTGGTCTTGTACTCGCCGGACTCGACGTCGACGCCGACCTTGCGGGTTCCGTCGGAGAACGTGGCTGGCTTGGCCTTGGTCGGCGCCGGCTTCTTCACGGCCGGTGAGGGAGTGGAGTTGAGTGTCGGCCGGCTGAACGAGGGGTTCGATCCGGCGTCGGGAGTCGTGGTGCTGGCAGCCGCGCCCAGGATCAGGCCGACGATCAGCGCGGTGAGAAAGACGATCGGGTAGACGAAGAAATGGACGAGCGAGCGCTTCGTCTTGGGTGCCTTGAACTGCGCGTGATACTCGGACATGATTGCCTCCTAGGCAAAAGAAAAATAAAAGGTGAGGATGTGTTAGTCTCACGGGTAATGACACATCGGATAGACTTCTTTATAGAATCAAGTTCTCACGGGTAATCTTGATTCGGAAGTTGTCTCTTCTCTCACTATAGGCTCTGTAATTCTTGCGAGACAAAAATAAAAGGTGAGAAGGTAACAGTCCAACGAAAACTGTTCATTAACTAGCTATCTCTATCGCTAGCACTCCGGGTAGGTATCGCGCCTACACATTCGTGTCTCGGAATCCTTTCGGATCTTCTCATTATAAGGCCTGTGATTCTTGCGAGACAAAACCTAAAGACCGTGTTAGGGTCTTTAGATTGTGAGATCAGACTTCGTCCATCTCGTAATACTCGTCGAACAGGTCCTTCTCCTTCAGGAAGTCGTTGAAGGACTTCGCGGTCCTCATCTGCAGGGCGGCGGCCGCGGTAGCGGTAACGACGACTGCGATGGCAACTCGGTGGTCAGCAACGAACTTCTTGACGGATTGGGTCTTGGCCTTGACGGTCATAACGTTTCCTTTCAGATAGTGGGGTCTCATTATAGCCCCTGTAAATTTCGCGAAAGGAAAAACCTAAACCCTTGTGGGGTCTAGGCTTTGATGACTACTTCTTGGTTCCATGGTGGATGGCGATCTCTTCGGCAACGTGCACGATTGCGGCAGCAGCGATCACGGAAGCAACGCAGATGGCAGCGGTCTTCAGCACACCAGTGGCAACATCGATGATGTCGTCCTTGGGGAACTGATTCGCAGGCTCGGCGGGCTCCTGGATCTTGTTGTCGGTCTTGGCAACGCGGATTCGGATCTCACGATTCTTGAACATGATTGTCCTTTCGTAGGGTCTCATTATAGCCTCTGTAAACCCTGCGAAGGGAAAAAATATATAGCCGTTGTATAGGAGAGCGAAACAAGAAGACGTGTAAGATTTGGTATTATCTCTTACACGCCTTCCAGTTTCATCTCCTTGTTCAGGGCTGTAGTCAGCGCGCTTTCAGCACGAAGCTCAGGGCCTTCGAGGTCACGACGTGAGCTTTCTCGTGTCCCACGATCATCAAGATTCCGGCGAGGTTTCCAGCAACGATCGCAATCGTATCCGGACTTACGCGCTTGGGAGCATTGTTGCTCTTCAGCCCGTATAGTGTGGATAGATGTGCGACCATTGTGGCGTACTCGTCAGAAGCCTTGTCGTACGTGGTCATGTCGATCAGCAGACTGTCGATTTCCGCGTTTAGAAGCCTGTCTTCGCGTTGGGGCTTAACGGCGAACATACTTTCTCCTAACATAGGGGTCTCATTATAGGAGATGTAACTTACGCGACCCCAAAATTACGCCTTGTGTTCGACCTTGAAAATCACTGCCGACTGCTTCTCGAGCTCTGACGGATCACCGTTCAGTTCCAACTGGTAAAGTTTCTTACCCTCTTCCGGTTCGAAGACATTCAACGATCCGCTGAACGGCAGATCGGTCTTGTTGTAGCTCGCAGTCGAGAGACCGAGAAGAACGCCGAGAAATGTGTCGAGCGCGACGACAGTCCCGACAACTTGTTCGGATGCCGGAAGCATCAACGTGCCCGACAGCGCGAAGTACAACGCGCCGACTGCAGGAAGTCCGATCTGGGCTAGCCACTTGAGCCGGTCGTACATCTCGTCACTGAGGAACGGCTTCTTCGCCGGAGTCGTCGGCTCGTTGATGTCTGACATTTTTGATCTCCTCGCTTGGTTTGAAATTGTAGTGGAACAACATCAACGTGAGGAAGAGCGATGCCACGGAAATGAATGACAGCGTCAGTACGTTGACGATGAGAATGGCGGTGAGGCTCCATTCTGTAGCCCAGTATGACCGGACCACTGAGATGTCTACAGCAAATGCCACAGACACCGATTGGATCATCATGGCACGACCGAGATTCGATCGGTACCATGGCGAAAAGAGGTAAAGCAATGGGAACGATGTGACACATACGGCCGTGATCACAAGAAATATCCTGATGATGTGAATCACGGTCTGAATGTCTCGGGGCATAATTATCCTCTTTCCATGATGGATCGCAGATTTTCTGCGAAATGGTTCCTCTCTCGGATCGAGCGGAGGGACCCCGAGATTTTATGTACCTCGCCGTTCCGAGCTTCTACCCGGCGCACTGCTCTGTGCGCATCTAACACGGCTTGCTCAGAATCGACGATTGCCTGCCGGTTACGCTTTCGGAATGGCCACATTTCATGCATCTCCCGATTGGATTCGTTCGCTGCTTTTGACGACTGCAGATATGAACGATTCGCTCGTTCTGGCCATCTCAAGAAGCTCACGAGTTTGAGCGTCGGACAATGTCCGGGCAGAACGCTCAGCCTCGTAGGCTTGCCTCCACTGCTCGGCTTCTTGGGCCTTGTCTCGATATGTCGCGCGAGGTACAAGGCGACCAAACAGCATCATAAGAATCACGATGCCTAGAAGCCCAGCTGGAGTTAGACCAACTACAGATATGCCGTCGATCATGGGCTCCCCTACTGTTTGATTTCGTTCCAGAAGCCCACAGTTCGAGTCCAAGGGCTAGCTAGTTTCCAAACGCCGGCGACCTTCACCCAGGGAAGAGCTCGTTTGTAAACAAGCCCAACCTTGACTTTGGCGCCGGCGACCAACATTCCGGTATTTCGAGCTGACCAGTTGCTTTCGCCGTGAATGTTGAGAGCTTTGCCCCAGAAGTAATACGTACCTCCTGGGCTCAAACCGGTCAAATCGAATACCAGATCGGATATAGCTTGTGTAACCTCCGTCGTGGGCGACGAAGAACTTAGCCCATATCCGAGCTTGACATACGTCAGTGGATCTCCACCGTCATCTGTGCTCAGGTTGAATTTCAGTCCAGCTGACGTCTGGTTCACATAGGTGAAATATGGAGAACCCGGAGCATTCGGAATGCCCTTAGTCCTGCACGACGATCGTCCTGACCAGCCGCTCCAACCTACAGCCGTCCTTACCCTGGCCCAGAAGTAATATGTTACCTTTGAAGCCAGGGGGGATATGGAACCAGCACCGTCAAGACCGATCAAGCTATTGTAAGCTTGCGGCGAATTCGGATCGGTTCCATATCCAACCTGATACTGAATGATCGGCGATCCGCCATCACCACGAGGATTCGAATTGCCTACAACACTCAATTCAAATATGGTAGTGATGTAGAACGGAGTTGGTGGGGGAGGAAGCGTAGCCATGACGCCTCCTACGGCAGAATCTGGAAGTAGATATCGCCGTCGTTACCACCCGACGGAGCAGCCGTGCCAGATGAGATTCCAGCAGCTGCTCGGTATGCAGGCTTACCCACAGGGATGAGCGCCTTGACCTGCGCGATGTAATCGCGGGCTCGGTTGATCTCTCGACCACCCCAGCGAACTCGCCCATCCTCACCCGTGTCGGGTACCAGGGACAATCCTGCGGCTACAGCTTCGTCTCCGATCGCCATGTCAACCCTCCTTCGCGTAGATCATGCTTCAGCCCAGTGAAGCGAGTCGGTGTCGTAGTCATACCAGACCTTGTTAGGCCAACCAAGCCAGGTGTCTGGTGTGATGAGTTCCTTGGCAGTGAACGTTGGATATGCTCTACTACCTTGATCGTCAGCAACGAATATCTGCTCCGTCACTCGCATGTAGATGCCGGTTCCATCAGAAGCCCGCATCTCGATGAAGTCTCCGAGATAATAGTCCGTGTCGTACTTGTATTGGACGTCTTGGCCGACTTCACCGTCAAAGGCTCTGATATCGCGGTATTTCGCCAACTCTTCAAGACCGCGTTGGATCATCTTGGCTGTAGCATTGGCCGGAATCACATCGACGATGTCGTCCGCGCGAACTGATATCACGCGTCGGTCAAATCCCTCGACAGCCGGATCGACATTCGGTGCCGGCACAACCTCATACCCGACGGGAGAGAACACATACGCGATGTTCTTAACGCCTGCTGTAGACGCGAACTCGGTCGTGTTCTTAAGATTGTCGAAGTCGGGGCTGAAAATGACCGGATTGAGAACCGATTGTCCTGTAGTCCGGTCGCTTCCCGTATAGACATCAAACTTCAACTGATTGCTATCCGGGTTACGACATAGACGAAACCCGAAATCATAATTCTCACAGACATACTTAACCGCCTCATAGACCGAGACGATGTCGATGGTTATGGTTACGGAGCCTGTTGGTTCCGGAATGCTGCTTGCCGGAAATATTGGAGTAGTCGTGAGATAAGGGATGATGTCGAGTGCGGTTGTGCTGCCGAATTGGCAGACATCCGAAAAGAATTCCCGCGCAGTACTTATTGCGGTGCCCGTTATGGACCATTGGTCCTGCGCCGTCAGACTTTCCAACGCTTGCCTAGCAGTTCGTTCCTCCATGAGCACCTCAATCGAAGGGCCCTTGACGGTGAGGATCTTTCGACCTTCATCATCGACCGCATCTTCGATCGTCTCTACCCGCATGCACCGATATGACTCACTGAGAGACAACCAGGTGCCGGGCTGCAGATATTTCCGATACTCGTTGGTCGACTCAATGACCAGCTCGAAATCCCCGAGGGACTGCCAGCGTTCGGTCCAAATGAGAGAGTCGAAACGATCGATGACCCGTTCACGACGAAGAAGACTGTCCAGAGTATAAAGCTCCATCACAGACCTCCATACCTATTGTAATAGGTAATCGTGAACGGGATCGTAGCTCCGACCGCGTAAACGTTGAAATAATTAGCTCCCGGCTGCAAATCAATCCACTTAGACAGTCGAGCCATCGAATATAGAACTGACGTGGTGACGCCGGCCCGTAGCAATGTGACAGCTTTCTGTCCAGGAATCGTATTCACAGTGAGCACATCCCCCGAGAGGAGGGCGTACGAGAAATCCATCGTCCTGATAGTACCGTCCGGAGCGACATGCTTGATTGTGAATGCCGATAGCGCTCGGTTTAACGCCAGAGCAAATTTGAATCCAGATTCGGTAGTTCCGGGGTAGTTGACAGTCAAATAACTGGCGTCAGCAACTGTCCCGCTTGCGACTACCGTGGAATCATTCGAAACGAAATCTGGATCGAAACACATGACCGAGACATCGACCGCGGGTTCGCTTGTGAACAGTGCAGTCTCAGTGGACTCCACAATGCCGACAATGTCGTTCGAGTTCAGACCACCAGCACTGTCGTAGAACTGCATGGTGATCTTTGCTTTGGGCATGAAGAAGTCGTAGATCTGCTTCCTCAAACTCTGAACGCTATCGGTTGTGTAATCGGGCTCCAGACCCAGCCGGAACTTAATGTTCCTGGGCTCTCGGCGACTGGATTGGAATGTTGCTCCATCCAATGTCGAGAACGAAGACGACACCAACGTCGCCTTGACTGGGTCCAGACCCTCGATACTCTCAACCAGAACCCCGGTTATATCGTCATTCAATTCCAAGACCAGAATGTTGCCCTGACTGTTCGTAACAACAACTTCGGTAAGCATTACGTCAGAGCTCCCTTCGCTACGGACAGTTGGTTCTTGGTTTGGCGATAGATCTCGGCGTTGCTTAGCGCCTTGGGCGAGTTGTTGATCTGTGTGAATGACACTGCAGCTGCAGCTTCTTGTTCAAACTCAGCCATTTGCTGTGCAATCCTTAGAGCTGCTGCGGCCGTAGATATATCTTTGGCCCGTGCCGTGGATGTAGTAACGTCAATCGGAAGGACCTTCATCATTCCGCTGATTGACGTAGCGTTCTTCTTCACATCCGTCAGATCAAGAACCGGACGAATAATCGGCCTGAACGAAGGATCGGTTACCAGGATGCTTGAAACTCCCGACATTGTCTTACGAAGAGACTCAATGGCTTGATCGCCAACACTCTTAGCAGACTCCGATACGACATCTGCATACTGATCCAAACCACGAGCCATACCCTCGGCTGAATATCGACCGATCTCAGCCATGATCTTGGAAGGCGACTTGATGCCCAGAGATTTCTTGATCGTAGCGACCATTCGAGCGGCAAGAGCATCCATCACCTTTTCGAGCGCAGCCTGCTGAGACTGCAATCCCTTGACAAGACCAACCGCCGCAGAAATTCCGGCGTTGTACAGCGCACCAGAAGCCTGGTTGCCGAGGCTTGCGCCGGCAACATTCAGATCCTTCTCGAGCTTGTTGACTTCGTTTACAGCCGCCTGTCCGCCAGCGAGAAGGTTCTCTGCAAACGGAAGAGCAGTAATACCCTTAGCCAACAGATCCCTGTACAACTCGTCATTCAGACCCTTTGCCCGAAGCTTCGCGAGAATATTAGCAAACTTCTTGACATCCGCGAGTTGCTTCTTGCCGGCATCGACGAATTCCCTCGCCGACTGAGCGTCTTCTGGCGTAGCTAGATCCGAATACTGCTCAGTGATGCTGGCTCGGTAGTCGTTACGAGCCTGGACCAAGTTGTTCACACTTTGGCGCGCAGCATTGATCTTCGACGTGTACTGGTCGTACCTAACCGCCAGCTTGCCGAGCTGAGCCTGCTCGTCCTTCAGATGCTTGTTCGTCGTGATGTATGCGAAGTGGATCTTGTTGATTTCGGAGCGAGTCTGAGCAATCGCAGCGCGGACCTTGTTGATCTCTGCCGTATTCCTGAGAACTCCAGGAGCTTCCAGCTTCTTCAACTTGGCCTGAAGCGTCGCAAGCCGCGCCAGCTCCGTCTTCTGGAGACTGGACATCTGCTGCTTCAGAGACTTGAACGCTGCGTCGATCTGGCCCTTGTTGCCGTCCAGACCCTTGATGAAGCCCTGGTTGACGTACTTACCGAGCTTCTCGAATTCCTTCGAAGGGGAACTGATCCCAAGGATATCTTTAGCCGCGTTCAACGCGCCCTGCGCAGCTTCCTTAGCCTTGCTGGCGATGCGACCGGCGCCGGACCCCAGACCTCTTACCATTCCCTCAACAACGGCTAGGCCCAAGTTTGCGCCTGCTTCGCCCATTGCACTGGAATTAGCGCGAATGGAAGCAGCAACGCCGTTGATGAAGCTGATTATCAGATTCGTGCCAGCTTGAATAATCCGAGGCAGGCTTGCTGCGACTCCATTGATGAAGTTCACAGCCACATCCGTACCAGCCTTGACCAGCTGCGGCATCTTCGCCGCGAGAGCCTTCAGAATGGCGAGCATGATCCTCAGACCTGCGTCGGCCATCATCGGAGCGTAACGCACCATAGCGCTGAGCATATGTGCCAGCATAACGCCGAGTGTTTGAACGATCTTCGGCGTCAGCTTGATGATCGCATTCAACAATGCAGTCAGAACAGCGACAATGGCTTGAACAACCGCCGGAGCCGCTTTCCTGATCGCGTTTGCAAAGGCGACCATCGTCGCGCCCAACTTCGTAACAATCTCAGGAAGGAAGTTGAGAATGGCTCTGATCGCACCGATCAGAACGCCAACTGCAGCTCCACCTGCGGCAGCGACTGCCGTCAAGCCGAGGCCGAACAGGAACAAGCCGGCGCCGGCCGCAAGCATACCGACACCCAATAGACCGACTGCAACGCCTAGAGCGAGCAGAATCGGCGTGAGAGGTGCAAGCACAAGCCCGGCGGCACCAAGCACGACAAATACGCCTGCTAGCATGAGCAGACTCTTGCCGATCTCGCCTAGAGACATTTGGCCGAAAGCCATGACCACGGGAGCAAGAACGCGAAGCGATGCGGCAGCAACAAGAAGTGCTGCTGAACCCGCAAGTGTGCCCGTCATCAGGTACAGTGCAGCCGCGATGATCCCGAGAGAACCCGCTAGGGTAACGAGACCCTTAGCGATTTCCTCCCAGCTCATTCCGCCCATAGTTCCGAGAGCCGTAGCGATCATTCCGAGCGAAGATGCTACGACAAATATCGCTGCCGCCGAGAGAAGCGTAGACGGAGGAAGAAGTGCCAATGCAGCTGCTATCAGCGTTAAAGCTCCAGCCATCGCGGTAAGACCCTTAGCGATTTCACTCCACTTCAAGCCGCCCATAGCGCCAATAGCTTCGCCAATACGACTCAAAGAAGCCGCGACAATAAATATGCCTGCGGCGGAGAGCAGTGAAGATGGAGGAACCAATGCCAACGCAACAGCCATGACGGTAAGACCGCCGGCCATAGCGACCAATCCACGGGCAATTTCTCCCCATGATAGCTGGCCTAGAATTTGCATAGCCCCCGCTAAAATCTTGATACCCTCTGCGAGTAGCAAGAGGCCGGCGCCTTGTGCGATACCGCCAGCATTTGCGGAGCTGAATTTGGTGAAGAGGGCAAGTGATACAAGAAGCGCCGCGACACCGATCAAGCCCTTGGTCATGTCGGCCCAGCTGATGTCGGAGAAACTCTTTACTGCCTTGACGAGGATGTTGATGCCCGTAGCCAAGAGAATTATTCCGACCCCTGATGTGGCGTTTGCGGTAGAGAATCGGGCAAAGAGAGACAATGAAGCGAGCAGAACTGCTACGCCTGTGAGACCCTTTGCCAGTTCGTTCCAATTCAGTGCGGCCAACTTGGAGACCGCGACGGCCAATAGATCCATCGCGATGGCCAGAGCGATCATTGAAGCTGTCATGAACGGCATCTTCAAGAATCCCTTAGATGCCACAATCTTCTCAAATATGGCCATTGCGCCCAGAAGCTGCGTAAACATGATGCCTAGAGCACTTAGCGCCGAGGCAAGCTTCTTAGAATCGATAAGCGACAAAGCGACAACCGACACGGTCAACAATGCGATAGCGCCGGCAATCTTGAGAAGAGCATTGGCCTTCAGTTGTGCCTGCATGGCAGACATTACGCTGGTCAAACCCTCGAACGACTGCTTGATGCTCTTGAGGAAACCTCCGCCAAGATCGACGTTGATTCCGCCGGACAAGAACTTCTTGAACAAGAGCACAAGCCCCGCAAGCAATCCAGTGTTGACTGCGTCCAAGACACCGCTGAAGTTGGAACCGCTGAAACTCTTCTCGACTGCATTGCCGAAACCTGAGAAGAATTCTGTGAACTTGTCCACGATGGGTTCAAAGGCCCGCATTACAGCCGTGAATATCTTGATTATTCCCGACCAAGCTTTCGCGATTCCTTCGCCGAGCTTTCCAAGAGGAGCGAAACGCGCGCTCAGATTGCCTAGACCCACAGATCCTAGATCGACGCCAGAGACGAGATCCTTGATAAGACCGATGACGATCTTGAGGAATATGATCGGCGCGGCAAGAACCTTACCGAGACCGACGAAGAATTGCGTAAATCCCTCACCACTCTTGATCGCCTTATCCAGAGCTACGAGCCAGTCTCCGATGTTTCCGGTGAACTCGAGAATCCCACCGGACCCACCCTTGAATGACGAGAACATCGTGGCGATTGCCGTGATAATGCCCTTGACGATCTGGATACCGATGTCGAAAATGGCGAAGATTCCCCGGAAAGTCCTCCGGAGATTATCGACGGTCTTCTGTCCTGGCTTGAGCGCAGCCATGAAGTTTCGGAATATAACCGTCAGTCGGAATAGACTCTCGCCGGTTTGTGGCGGGAAAATATCCCGGAACGCATCCTTGATCGGCTTTATCACCGTAACCAAAGCGCTGAATGCGTTGGATATGCCCTTGATAAGAACGGTTCGTCCACCAAGTGCTTTCCAGTCACCGAGAACTTTGTTGCGAGCATTGGCTGACGTCTGAATAAACCCGCCAAGAACATTGCTGACGTTGGTGAACAACGATCGAGCCTCATCGAAATCACCGAAGAGAAGCTGGAAAGTCCTAGACCAACCAGAACCAACGGCTTCTTGCAGAGTGTCGATCAGCTGAGAGACCGTCTTGACCTTGGTAGCGGCATCCTGAGCTGTCTTACCCATCTTGAGGATGCCGGCGATCTGCTGATCGGTGTACCCCATCGTCTTGAGCTGCTTGGCGTTCAGGTCACCGGTGAACTTGCCGAGAGTTTCCGTCAGAACCTCAGAGGTGAGCCACCCCGTCTGAAGAGAATCCCTGAAACTTCCTTCATCCTTGATGATCTGGTCCACGGCGACACCGTGAGCTCGGGCAGTCTCCTTCAGAGATTCCTGGAAGACCTTTCCGCCCATTCCGGCATTGACGACCGAGTTCCAGTCCATCAACGACACACGACCAGAAGCCAAAGCCTGAGAAAGCTGATACATCGCAGTGGAAGCTTGCTCAGCATTCGAACCCGAAACCGCTGCGAGGTTGGCGATACCCTTGATGGCCGCGGTCGAAGTCTTCAGATCGACGCCGGCAGCTGTAAAGGTGCCGATATTTCGAGCCATCTGAGAGAAGTTGTAGATGGTCTTGTCGGAATATGTGTTCAGGTTATTCAGGGCGGCGTTGACCTGATTGAGACCCTTCTGACCTTCAAGACCTGTGTTCGCCAAAATCGTCTGAATCGAGTTCAGGTTGGTCTCATACTCCTGAAGACCAGCCTTGAGCGGACCAACCGTCAGATTCTTGAGCATGGCGGCGCCCGTGAGAGCAGCCTTGCCTGCGATTGATGCCAGAGCGGCAGTGCCGACGACGCCCAGTGTGCTGAACCTGCTGGAGATGGTCTGCAAATGAGACGCGATATTCCCCAGGTTGAACTTCGAAGCACTTGAGGCCAGATGATCCAGGCCTGAAGTAGCGCCTTCCATCTTGAGACCCTTTTTCAGGTTCTCAAGAGACTTCAAGGAGGACTGGATCCCCCTCTCGAACTCGGAGTTCTTGAACTGCATCTCGACTATGCGAGAGTCGATGCTGCTCATGCGGAGGTCACCGCCTTCCATACTGTCTCGGCTATCTGGTCAAATATGGGTCGCATGGCAGGATTGATGTAGTCCCGCCCTTGAACGTAACCGCCGGTTCCGGTTCCATAGCCATATTGAAGCATCAAGGCCACCGGAAAACCATTCTCAACATCGGAGTTAGTCCAAGTAATTCTGGCTCCGCCTCTACCGCCGGAAATCGTGTAGCTCCAGGAAGACGCGGCCAAACCAGAATCCTCGGGTGTGGCTGCTCGTAGAGCGTTAACGCCTCGTTCGGCTTCTCTCCGTAAAATATCTTGGATTCGAAGATTGGCTACAGTCTTCAGGAATTTCTCAGTCCTGTCGAAGGAGCCCGATGTTCTGAACGTGATAACGCCCATTTGGACTCCTTACGTGATTCGATCAACGATCAACACTGCGGGCCGAGTCGAGTTCGCCGAATATCGATACGTATTGGCGAGCGGAACACACGTCACAACAACGTTATACGGATTTGCTCCATTCGTTCCCGTATATGTGAACTCGATGACGATGCTGGTTCCAATCGCCCTTGTATCCGGGTGGTTGATACAAGCTTCCGCAATCTGAGTTCCGCCAGTAACTGCGCTGAGCCCATGCTTTACACGAACTCGTCCCTCAAGGCTTGCACTTGCGATGAAGTTGCCGTGAAACGTAACGCGATAATCCGCGCCATTGATCGGGTTTGGAATTGTGAATGAACAGACATTCACTTCGGAAGCCGACAGAGTTCCATCTGTAGTTTTGAGAGTCTTACCCTCGCGAATTACATGATGCTGGGCTTCAATCACATCAAGTCGGGTATCTAGCGCGGCAATATCCGATACTCGAGACGAGTTTAACCCGTCGACATAGCCTTTGGTTGTCGCATCCTCGGTGGCAGTTGGAGTAGCTACCTTTCCTCGGCCGTCTGAGGTACGAACGATGGTTGTATCTGCGACAACCGTTACAGAACCAGGAGCCGCATCAGTCCCATCCGTACCAGCAGGCCCACGAACATTTCCGGCATTGACGGTCGATCCATCGTGTTTCGTAAGGATTAGGTTGTCGCCGGAAATATCACCATCGACAATTGAGGCGTTCTCGATTGCCAACATTCGAGCCGCGGTGAAGCCAGTAACCGAAGCCATCTTGCCTCCTGTCTACAGTGAGTGAATCGTATACGTCGTCGAGTTGATGAACACCGCACTCGGCCAGGTGATCTGGAATGTAGTTGAATCCAACATCACGATGGCATCGTCTGGACCAGTAACCGTGAATGTTCCATCTCCATTGTCAACCACTCGAAGAATGGAATTGATTTCAAACACTTCGAATACTTCGGATGGCGTTGGAAGTCGAGCCTCAGAAATTTCTGTCCCGTATAGAATATCCTCGAGGTCTGAAACCGCTGAGGAATATGCTATCGAGGTATCTACTATGAGATGCGATGCAGCTCCACCCTCAGGTAGAGGAATTGGAGTTGTAGACAGAAGCCACTGATATAATCCCGGCTCACCGTGCAGATGCATCAATGGAGAAGGTCTTGCCACACAGTTGTAGATGATGTGAATCTGATTCATCGTTCGATACGTGAATCCAAAATGAGCTCGTCGAGATAGATATATGCCATCAAACCACGACGAGGGATTCGAATAGCACGACACTTTGGCTGAATATGGTGCTTCGCCTCGTCTACTGGAACGTTTAACGCCGTCCAAATATGACGATCGATCAGAAATGGTCTCAGGAGCTTCCTCGACTGAAACGATTCCGTTCCAAACCTCCCCCGGGGAATTTTTGGGATAGAAAACCCCGCGTTCTATCCCAGTGTCATAATCCCGACCATCCCACTGAAGCCTAGACACTGAACATCGCGATCAAGTCGTATACGTACGGAATATAGGCCACCTGAATGTCCGTTCCGTAGAGCATGTCTTCGACATCGGCTAACAATGTCGGAGTTGTGAGTCTCGAGTCGATCACGAAATGCGCCGTCGGCTTGATGGTTGTTGTGGCCCATGGATCCGGCATCGACGTGATATGCCAGCTTAGCGTCATCGGCTCGGGAGACTGATTGATCGTGTTGTTTACTCGTTCTGCTGGAGCAGCGAGAGCATGATACACGATATGAAGCTTGTAGCCGAGATCGGGGTCCGTATCGCTTCCAATCATCGTTCGATAGGAAAGCCCAAATGTCTTACGGCGCTGCTGCGTCGCAAACAATCCGTTCTGAATTCCGAGTACGCCCTCACATTGGTTGAACTCTGCTGGACTTGAAAGAGCGTTGATCGTGGCCTCGTACTCCTCAGCGGATGCCAAGTTCAGATACTTCTGACCATCGATGTAGTACGGCCGCGGCTCTCCACCGGAGGGGGACTCAGAAACTGAGATCAGACCGGGCCAAGCGGTTCCGATATAGTCGATGTATAAAACCCCTTGATCGACACCGTTCTCATACAGGCGTTGCCCATCGGTGTCCCAAACCAATCGCGTCATGTTTTCCTCCTCTCAGCCTCTCGTGCCAAGCCGTTCGCGACGCTCGGCATTCAACTTTCGGTGCATTGCAGCTGCTTCTTGACGACTCATCTTCTTCTGAGGCGCGTTCTTTTGGTTGCACACCTTGATAAGGGTGAGCAGACGGTTCAAATGCCAAGTCTGGCACTCAAACGGAATGCTCAACGAAATCATCCAGTAGTAGATGATCTCCGCCGTCACAATTTCTTTACTCCGGCCTTTTCCCTCTTCTTTGAACCACGTCGCGGTCATTTTAGCGTTTACATACGCGTTTATCGCCTCAACGTTTTCATTCGTAAGTTTCTGGAAAATCTCCGGAGGAACATTGGCGCCCAACGCCATGGCTTGGACGTACCAAAGAGTTTCTTCCGAAGTTTTGTCGGAACTAAGGAAAGGCTTCTCGAAGAATGACTCCCATTTTGAAAGAGAGACCAGAGAATGCTCGAGCTCCAAGGTAAAAGTCTCAGAGACTATGAATTCGCTAGTCTCCTCGTTGAAAGACTCAGCCAAAGGAACTAAAAGGGTGAGCATTCTCTGGTCTCCTTTCTAGAAGGGGCTTGTGATTACTCCTCGAACCACTGGAGAGTCGGCGCGACGCTGTAGGTGAGCTCGAACGTGCTGCCGGCCCGAACCCGGATCCACTCGTTCGTGGTCACACCGCCGAGAACGACGCCGTCCACCTTCACGACGGTCACGGTACCTGCGGAGATCCGTCCCCACAGGTTCTTGCCGGTGTTGTTGGTGCCGGCGACGCCGGTGGCAGGGAGTGCCGGCCCGTTGCTCAGCGTCCCCTTCGTCTTCGCGGAGTTCGCCGCATTCTGGGTTGCCTTCAACTGGGCTACGTCGACCATGTCTGTTCCTTTCCGAAAGATCTTGCAGTTGGATGGTTGGATACCCGGAGGATCAGGCGAAGACGATCGTCCAGTCGTCGTCCGAGGTCGCCGTGAACGAGTAGCCCGGCGCCGGACGCGCGGTGACCACGGTGTTCTGGGTGATGGGACCGAACGTGCCGGTGGGAATGAGCACGTTGTTGATGTAGTACTGGACACCAGTGACAGCCGGGATGGTGATGAGATCGGTCGCCGCGGAGTACGTCGGAGCCACAGTCGTGACCTCGATGATGGCGCCGGCGAAGATGCCCAGAACCTCGGCCGGAAGGGGAAGACGAGCGTCTCCGCCGACCGTGCCGTACAGAAGGTCCTCGAGAGCGGCCAACGAACCTGCGCTGACCAGCGTCGAGTCGATGACGAGGGTGGCCGACGGCTTCAGGTTGGGAACGGGCACCGCCGTGGTGGTGAACTCCCAACTGAAGGTGATCGCCTCGGGCGAGTCGTTGACGGTCGCATAGGCCTTCTCCGACGGCGACGCCAGAGCGCCGTAGACCAGGTGCAGCTTGTAGCCGTGGTCCGTGCCGTCCGTGTCGTTGCCGAGCAGCGATCGGTAGCAGAGACCGAAGACCTTCCGAGTCTGCTGACCCACCGAGACGCCGGGATCCGGGGTCGCCGTACCGTCGCACTGAGCGAACTCGTCGGGGTAGGTGAAGGCCTCGATGGTGCCGCCGAACTCCTCGACGGAGATCAGGTTCAGGTACTTGATGTTGTCTGCGTACTGCGGCGTCGCCTCGGCACCCGAAGGAGACTCGGTGACGGACACCAGACCGTTCCACGCGACACCCAGGTCGTAGGCGCCAGCCGTGGGAATGTACAGAACACCGCGATCGGCACCGGTCTCGTAGAGACGCTCGCCAACCGCATCCCAAGTTAGTTGAGTCATGGGATGATTTCCTTCCTAAAAGTAGATGCTGAAGACGTCATGGTTGAGGTTGTCTGCCACGAAGAACCGAGAGAAGGTGCATTTAGGCAGTTTTGCGACTTGATCGGGAACTGGGCTATCCGGATCCCGATCGATGATGGTCACCATGTATCGCTTGTCGCGACGATACGGGCTGTTGTCAGCGAACTGAGTATTCGCGAGATCGCGTTTGTAAACGATGCACGGATACGCCATTTGCACACTCGCCGGAGGCTGGAAATATACATTTCCATTGCCTAGAATTCCCTCAAGGATGGTCTGGAGATCAAGGCGTTGGCCCATTATATATCCCTCCCAACCTCAAGAGCAGGCGAGGCCTCTGCACTTCGACTTCTGAAACAGTCCACAGAGACCCCGCCCACTGGATGTATCGAATGGCAAAGAAGTGTTCGTAGGCGTATTCATCCGCGACGACACTGATGGAGTTGCTGACGGTCAGGTCGTTGTTGACCTTGTCGTCGTTTTGAAGTCGGCGGGTGTTTCGTAGGACATCGCCGTAGTAGTTGTACTCCACGAGAATATCTTTCCATACACCCGGCGACATTTCCACCTGCTCGGCATATCCGATTGCGCCGTAGAACCTTGCCATTGTGGTCAATCCTCCTCAGAGGAGCCGGAGGATTACGGACGCGTGAAGCTCCACTGGTCGTCGGCGTTGGTCGCGAAGTAGTAGCCGGCGTTCGCAGTCGCGATGACGTTGAGCGTGGCGCCGACAGCCAGAGCGGCCTGCGCGCCCGCGGACAGCGTGGCGAGGGTGTCGGCGTTCTTGTAGGTGACGCCGGTCTGGGTCGGAATCGTGACGACACCGGTGGCCGCGACGAACGTCGGGTCGGTGATCGGGTCGACCAGAACGGAGGCGGCCGCAACCTTCTTGACGACCATCGCGGACTTGATCTTGGTGAGCGCGCCGGAGACCCGGGTCTCGATCAGGTACTTGTACTGGTTGTAGTCGATGTCGAAGTCGTCGAACAGGCTGACTTCGCCGCCCCGATCGGCGCCGATGTTGTAGTCCTGGAGGTTGACGATGATGCCAACCAGATCGGTCTCGTTCTCCATGACCTCGACGGTGACGATGCTCGAGACGCGCATCTCGTCGGCCAGCTCACCGACGTTCCTCCACAGACGACGGTTGAGCGTGTCGCGAGTGAGAAGCATCTTAGTGAGGTACTTCTCGGTGGTGTAGAACGTCGGCGTACCGGTGCCCTTGTAGAACTCGCGGGCGCCGAGGACCGCGTCCACGACCTCGATCATCTGGGGGGATCCGGACGGAAGATTGTCGTCGATGTTGACGTTGATCGTAGTGACGTACAGCTCGTGGTCGTGCAGGATCGAGCGGATGCCGGCACCGTCAGCCGCACCCACCGGGTCCTTGATCTTGTCCTCGGAACTCACGTCCCGACCGTCGCCGATGAGGATCGCTCGCGCGAGCTCCTCCTCGAGCATGAGGCGCATCTCGCCCTTCATCCACGCCACGACGTCGAAGTCCGTGATGTCGACGATGTCGTCCCGGTCCAGCTTCTGCTTCTTGTAGACCGTGGTCGGAGTCGTGGTCCGCTTCGAGACGGAGAACCACTCTTCCTTCTTCAGAGTGCCCTTGATGTAGCCCAGGGCTCGCGCCGACTCCATCGTGATGTCAGCGATGATGGACTTCACCCGCGAGAAGGGCGACTTCCGAGTGTTGCCGAGTACGCCGGCGACCCACTCGGTGCGACGCTTGTTCCACTCGGGAGTGCTGGTGAGGCTCCTGGCCTCCGGGAACAGGACATCGATGTCCTCGATCCCGTGCGCGAGCGCGTAGGAGTCGACGGCCTCCTTCAAGGAGCCACCCTTGATGGCATCCTGGATGATGCTCTGCATGTCGGCGTGGGTGAGCGTGGTACCTTCGCTCTCTCCCGACTGACCGCCGCCGTTCTGCTCGAAGACGTTTCGAGTCATTTCGGTGGATCCTTCCTGGTGATCGAGGTCGCCCTCGGTGTTGTCGGCGGAGTTGCCGGTGTTGTTGTCGTCCGAAGACTCTTCCGATTCCTCGGAGTGCTTGGCGGAAGCTTCCTCGAGCGCTGTGCCGACCATGTAGTTGAGAAGATCCTTCTGCTCCTGTGAAAGCGAGTCGTAGACCTCCTGGACAGTGGCGTGCTCGACCACATCCTTGGTCGCCTGGCCCGGGCCTTCCTCGTGCTCGAGCGGGAGACCGGTGTGGATGATCGCTTCATCCTCGAGGGTCTCGTAGTCGCCGTCGCTGTGCGCGATGGTGATGTTGTCGATGAAGGCGCCCGGATTCGCTCCCGCGAGAGCCAGACTGACCTCACGAATCATGCCGTGGAAGACCTGCTTGGAACGCTCCACGAGCTTGTTGGCGTAGATGGACAAGGCCTTGATGTCCTCGTGCTCGACGAGAGCTTTGGCATTCTTGCCCTGTTCGGTACCGTTGAAGTACCCGTACCCGTAGACGCCATCGTCACGAGACTCGAGGATCGCGTGTCCGAGCACGTTCTTGGGATCCTTGTGCCCGTGCTGCCAGACCAGTGGAACCGTGACGCCGTCCATGTGCTTGAATGCTTCGGGCATGATGGTCCGGCCGTCGGTGCACTTGAGTCCAGCCTTCGTGACATAGCCACTGAAGTCAGCTACTGTCATTTTGACTGTCTCCTTCCTGAATGGTTGGTGATGCTGACCCCGACGGAGCCGGCAAAGGCATGTTGCTATTCCGAAGCTCATCAGCCTTTGGATCTTTCGAAGGCTTCATGCCTATGGCTTGTCTGACTTCGTTGGAACTCAAAACTTCATTCCTGGTGAACTTGTCGACAATCTCGGCAAGGTCGGCAACCGGAACAAGCTTGAATGGCTGCTGAATAAAGAGAACGGACTGCTTCTGAGATCGCGCCGTCTTGGTCAAGAAGGTGCGCCTCATGGCTTCAACCGTTGCCGCGAGAATTGGCTCGACCGTACGGTTGATGTAATTCAACATGGCCTTCTCGTCGGCCGTTCCATTCATGATCTCCTTCGTCAGACCAAGTTGGCCATACAACATGGCCTCGAGATACTCGATCTGTACTAGGAGGTTGTTCTCTGCAGGACGATTCAGCTGGGTGATCTTCTCGGTTCCATCGGTGTAGGCGATGCCGTACTGGCTGCCCTTCAGTTGGAATTCGATGTCCTTTCGACGCTGCTCGGCCTGCAGCCGCTTAGCTTCGGACTTGATCACATAGGGAAGCTGGATGATGAGATCGAGTTTGCCTGAAGCTGACTGCTCGTCGACTGCATCCAGAAGATTCAGTTTCCGGATCAATCGTTGAAGAGTCGAGTTAGGCTCATTCATCACCGCGTAAAGAGGATTTTCGACGATCGCGACGAACCTCTTCTCGAGAGTAAGATCCTCTCGATAGCCCTTCTTCTCGTTATAGACGCTTACGCGAACATGGCTTGGGAACCAGTTGACAACTTCTCCCACACGCATCGTCTGAACGTCGAAAGCTCCGGAAGTTTGAGGATTGATCGTCGTATCGACAGGAACAATCGCTGCAACACCCTTGTCGAGGAGCGTAAGCACGACATCCTGGCGGAATGCTCTCGCTGCCTGATCGATATTGGCCTCGACCGTCAGACAATTGTTAAGACCGCTAACAATGTCCTCGATATACCGACCTTCATCGTCCAACCGGACATGTCGCATGTCTACGGAAGCAACGTCGACACTGATACGCGTGTATATCGAAGAGATGATTGAGCGCTCGCTCGAGAAGTTCAGCTTTACTCGATCCGGACGAGCGTAATAACTGGCGCTTCCATAATTGAACTGATCTCCCCGCACAGCATCCATGTTCTGGAAGGCATTCCATGCGTGCTTCAACCTGTCTGAGATTTTACCCATGAGTCACCTCCTTCCTGATACTCGGCGAAGATTATGGCTTGTCGTACTTCTTGAGATCCTGCTTTCGTTCGATGCGACGAGAAACGGCCGAGGTGGTAGCGATCGATGCGATACCTGCCGGCGCAAAGAGAATGAGCGAAACCGCCTTTTCTCCACGCGTCATCCGGGAAGCAACAGCTCGATCTGGATTCTTGAGAAAATCTGCCTGCATCTTGGCGAGCTCGGTTTTTCCCGTACCGGTTCGCTTGACGTCATCTCGCTTATCCAGGATCTCGTTTCTCTTGGTGCCCAAATTCCGGCGAGCTCGACGAATTTGGGTACCAGTTGCCTTGCTACGACTTTGACCCCACTTCATGCCCAGTACGCCGTAGTGAGCGAGCGTTTCTTCCAGACTGGGCTTCTCTTCACCCACTATAGTCACTCGAAAGCCTCCTTGTTGGCTTTGTAGGCGACGTATGCGTCCATCATGGCCGATACGTTATCGATCTTCTCGTCTTGCCGCCTCTTAAGAAGCTTTCGATTACCGTTCGTATCCTCTAGGGTAATTGCATTACCCATCGTAAAGGACATCAAGTCCTCATCAAATATGAGCAATCGCTCTTCAGCCAAGTTCTTGAGTTCACCCAAAGGAACAGACTCTGTTCGAGCTCCCTGAATGACCTTCTCGATGCCAAACGATCCATTCTCGGCTTCCCACCGAGTAACAAACTCTTTGGCGTTGTACGGATCGAATCCTAAAGACCGAACATCATACTCATTCGCCAGGATATGAGCATCGAGATCTTCATAGACTTCCATCATGTCGAGAACAGTGCCCTCAAGAACATGAAGACTGCCTTCCTCGATGAAAGTGTCGTATTTAGCTCGAAGAGCACCAGGCAGTTTCATCAAGGTTAACGATGTGATGTAACTACGGGTCTTGATCCCAAATTTCTCGCCACGAAGGGGAAACATGAATGTGAACGCGCAGAAATCATCGCCTTGCGATAGGTCAGCGCCAAGAGAACATACCATGCCCCAAAATTCTCGAGGACGATGGGCGATTGTTTCCTCGTAGGTGAAGAAGTAGGTGTACCCCTCCATCGGTATTCCGAATCGCTTGGCCAGAATATCGTTTCTGGCAGCTGGAGCCTTCTCAGCTCGTTCAACATCGAGTTGATACGTTTCGTATGTAACGGTTCTGCCAAGATTAGGGTTTGCTTTGGGCCACATGGCTGGATCAGCGACTTCCTCGATCTCATCAAGCTTGTAATGCCAGATGGAAACGTGAGGAGCTGAGTATTCACCCTTGAGAATGTCCGCGAGCTCCATCTTGATGGTGTCGCCGGATCCATTTCGAACCGTTCCTTCAGAGCTTATGGCGACAATCAAATAGTCGTCAAGCTTCGAAGCGCCCTGTTCGATAGCGCCGATAACATCTTCCCGAAGATCGCCCGAAAGCCACTCGTCAACCGTTGCGACTTTTGTCCTAAGCCCTTGAAGTTTGTTAATGGCCATGGGGCGAATTTCGAGCAATGAACCGGTAAGGAAGTTTTCGATGCCCTTCTTCGTGGAAACCAATTTCTGACGAAGAGCTCTGGAACCCGTGGTATTCTGCAATGAACCTTCCGTTAGGAACTTAAACAGAGGCCCGCGTGCGCGCGTGATGGCCGTCCGGAACGGAGACATCACCTCGTCTGCCTGTTTCATCGTCGGCGCAGTTGTGATCTGATGTGTAGTCGATGTGTCCACGTTGAGGAAATATGCTTGAATGCACTCGGCATACATCGACTTAGCCGCACCTCGAGCAACGATCAAATATTGCTTTGTCGTAAGGCGCTTCTTGATCGTCTTCTTTACGTAACGACCGCCATGATTGTCCTGTCTTGGCTCGTAAACACTTCGTTCGACGAAGTAATACCAACCAAATATCTGCTCAGCCCACACCTTGAATGAGTCGAGCAGATGAAGATCGCTTCCATCGGTTAGCGTGAGCTCATTCTCGCAGTAAAGAATGAATCCTTCAACGGCTTTGTCGTCGTAGTAGACGTTTGGGTTAGCGATGAGCGCGTCGATACGATTCATCTCCATCGCGATCTCCCGATTCACAGGAATATCGCCGCGTACAACCGAATCGCGGAACTGACCGTAATAGAACGGTACCGCTTTGTTCGACAATCCCATCGCTGACCCTCCCTTCGATTACTTCCCGGCCGCTGCGGCCTTTATAGCTGCCTCGAAACGAGATTTCGCCTCGTTGTTTACCGTCTGTTGAGTCGCCTGCTTACCTGCGTCACCGAGAAGCTTGGAAACGTACGCCTTGGCTTTCTGCGTACGAGTTTTATCGAGACCACCAGAAAGTTTCGTGAATTCCTGCTCGAGTCGCATACGCTTGATGGCATCCTCGAGTTCTTCGTTACTGAGATGCCGAGTCGTCTTCTGAGTCTTGACGCCGCCCTTTAGGGCGCTGACTCGGGTAGTATCCGATGAATCGGAAGAAGTTTGACGATTGCGATGAACTCCCCACTTCATGCCCTTGACGCCGAAGTGCTCAAGAATATCGGCAACGGCCGTCGAACTCTCTTCAGACATGGAGAAATCACTCAAAAGGGCGTCGTCGGACTTGAGCCGGAACGTTGGCCCCGAGGAGTCTTCCGTCCATAGAGCGATTTGATCGAAGTTCATCCAGCTGAATCCTGGATAATCCCGAGGATCCTTTTTTGCTGGCGTGGCAGGAAACCCCAACGTCAGATGAGGAATCCAGTCCGGAAACCGCTCATTGGCTCGAGCCGCAGCGTTGATGAGCGAATTCGCCAATAGATTTGAACGGAACTGCTCGACCTTGCGAAAGTTCCACTCTTTCGAGAAGAACAGAACGTCGGCTTTCTTGTCTCCGAGTTCTCCGCGACGGTCGACAGACAGTCCAAATCGAGTCATCAACGAGGCCGCATGCTCGATGTAGTCGGAAACTAATGCGAGTTCCTCTGGCGTCCAGCCAGGATCTTCGAATGCAAGAAGAGTCATGTGCGGAATTTTCTCGCTCGAGATCCTCCACACGTAGTCATCTTGAATCGGGATTGCTACGATTGCAAACACGTTGCCTCCTCTCACCATCCGTCGAGTGGATACTCGTATGAAGTTGTCGTGACTGGATCAGGATCCGTCCAGATGCTTTCTTCCATCTGAACGTTGAGCCGCCATTCAAGCTCCTTGATCTGCTGCTGCATTGCCTCGATGGCGTATGACGTAGTCGGCGGATCGAAAAGCAGTCGAACTCGCAGGTAAACGTACGTCTTCACCGCATTCAGGCGAATGTCGGAACCGAGGAAGTCACTCCACACAGGCGTGGCATCCTCGATCATGAATCCCACAGTCGGTCCCACCCCAAGCTGGGTCAGGGTCGAAAAGACCGAGTTGATATGGGTGATGATGTCGAGGTCGAAAGCTGTGTAGCTCGCCTCGATACCCAGAATCTTCTTGGTGCTAGTGAGAATGCTGTCACTCATGTTGGTCACCTCCTCGGTTCCCTACCATTTTGACGGTTTGTTACAGGACCTTGCCGTCGTAGCTGATGATCGTGTAGCCGAACTGCTTCATCTTCAACAGAAGCTCCAGGATGTGCGAAGAGTCCTCTCCGATCCCGAAGTAGTCCTGCAGGTTGGTGATGCAGCTCCGATAGAGCGAGCCAGCGTGAACGAAGTTGTCGGCAACGACGGCCGAGATCCACTCCTGCTCGACCGACGGATTGACCGGCTGATGTGGAAGCGAACGACCCCAAGCCAGAACCTGACGAGCATCCGCGTAGTACGAGTCCGAGATGTTCATCGGGCTTCCGCCATAAGCCAAGACGACGGCCCTGGTAGAGATGGTGAGATTCGCCGTCACAGACCTGAAGTGGTCGTACCACTTCTGGGCCGAAACCAAGACCTTGGCGTAGATCGAGTCCATGTACGGGCCGGCACACTCGGTTGCTGCCCAGTAGTGGTGATAGTGCAGGTTGGCCGAACTCGGGCGGGGTCGGCCGTCGACCACATTGGCAAAGAGCCAGCCAGCGAGGCGAGCTGCCTTCGTCCAGGTGGTGTCGGAAACCACCCACGTCGGCGCAACGGTCTCATTGCACATCTCGATGGAGATGGATTCCTGGTTGCCGACATAGTTGCCGGTGGCCCAGGCGTACTCCTGAACTCGGACGTACTGCGCGAGATCGCCATAGCGATCCACGTCGAAATGAGCCGACGCGGGCCTCGTCTTCCAGACGTTCAGAACGCCTTCGTGTGAGAGCCGGCCGCCGTTGTGATGTAGCGTGACCGACTTCTTCTTGTAGGCGATATGGGTGACGTGACCCGTGGCATCCAGCTCGTCGATCAGGTCCTTGACCGGAAGATCGTAGTCGATGGTTGTCACTCGCCGGCTCCCTCGTCGTCGCTCGAGTCGATGTCGGACTGCGGAAGATCGGCCTCGGGATCGGGGTAGGACTCGTGGAATCCAGATCCGTCGGCGGTGTCGCGCGCGAGTAATTCCGACACGTCCTCGTCGTCGTAGTTCAAGTTGTCAGTCATTGCGTCGCCCTTTCTGCTTCTTTCCGTACACCGCACCAAGGAAACCACGCGGCCCCTTGTCCAACGCCTGGTCATCCTTCTGAATCTTACCGATGTCTGTCGGTTTCTTTTTAGATCCAGAAGCCTTCTTTTTAGGCTTGGCCATCATTGCTCCTTACCAAAGTTTTGTGTCGCCAGGTCTACGTTCGACGAGAGGCCGGGGAAGTTGTCGCTCGTCGCCGTAATGAATGGCGTTATGCGTTCGATGTGTAGTGGTGATCAAGAACTCAGGATCGAGAATAGATGGGTCTCCTTCCACAATGTCATCCGAATCCATCGGGTTCATATGATGGATTAAAAGTCTCTCGTGGATCTCGTATCCTGGTACAGCAAGATCACAGCCAAGGTCGCGCGCGATAACGTCGTATCGAACACGTTTCCATTCTCGAGAAGCATAGAACCCTTGATTGATGTAGCGATCAAACCCGAAGGTCGAATTGCCAACACCCCCGCGGAGAACTAAGTACCTGAAACGCTCCTCGAAAGTTTCAAGCCGAATGAGCTCTGAGTATGTCCTAATCATCGTAGTACTCATCCGTGTCGACTGGTTCCTGACCAGCGTAAGATCGCATGGCATCAAGTGCAGACGAATACAACTCTTCCACCCGCTTCGCAGAAGCAAGAGCTTCCATCTTAACTTGTGTAAGACTGTTCTCCAACTCAAGACGTTCTTGCTCGAGTCTTTCTCGAGAAGAACCGAGCTTCAAGTAGTGAGTAATCACCTGCGCTGAAGCCGAACCGTCTTTGAGTTGCTTTTCTGCTAAATCAACGGCGGCTACAATGAGTTGATTCTCTCTAGCGTCAGGAGTTGTGGCCGGTTTCCGCCGATCTGGTTCGCCTTTCGGCTCTGTGGTTCGACGGGGCACGATTCAACTCCCTTCAGTAGAAGTTATGGGGACAGTTGGATGATTCGCACCAGAGTCACGAACACCAAACCTAGGCCGAGGAAGCCTAGACCGGACCAAGCAGCCCTTTTCGTGAACGTCAGAAAAGTTCCGATGGAGAAACAAACGATTGCGAGTAGGTAGATGAACAAATACAAGCTGTTCATGTCGTCTCCCTAGTAGTTCCTGGTGACTTTCTACCGAGTTCTTTAGGGCTGTTTAGGCCAAATATCCCTCCGGGGCTATTTTTGGG